TACAAGGTGGTAAAGAATATGCTATCATACTAAAACCAAATAGTCAAAAACGAAGAGTGACTATGAGAGATAAGATGAAAGAGATTAAAGATGACCCTAAAGGAAATAAAGCGAAGGAAGATGCCATGAGAGATATGAACATTAATGATGAATATTTAAATGAACTTGATACTGGGCCAGAGGGTTTAGTTCAGAGAGCTTTTGATAAGGCAAAACAAAACTTTAAAGATGCAAAAACTGACAGTGAAAGAGGTAAGGCAGAGGCACATAAAAAATCATTTTCAGCATACGCAGTTAGAAAACGTAGAAGAGGAGGCAATACGCCTGAAATAAATCAATTTGGTAAAAAGAAATCTTTAGATGTTGAAATTCCAGTCATTCCAGAAGAACAAGACCCAGAGGGAATGAAACTTCGTGATGTTCAGAGAATCAAAAGGGAAAAACAACTTGCAGATAAACAAAAACAAGCACCAGTAGTAAAGAACAAAATTGTTCCTTTAATAAAGGATGAATTTGTTGTTGAAGATGATATGAAGGGAATGAGTGTCAAGTCTGGACACAAAAGACCAACAAAGAGTGGTGCTGGCATGACTGCAAAAGGTGTTGCTGCGTATCGCCGTCGTAATCCTGGCTCTAAGTTAAAAACTGCTGTAACAGGTAAAGTTAAAAAAGGATCGAAGGATGCAAAGAGAAGAAAGAGTTACTGTGCAAGGAGTGCTGGTCAAATGAAGAAGTTTCCAAAGGCTGCAAAAGATCCTAACAGCCGACTAAGACAAGCAAGAAGAAGGTGGAAGTGCTAATGAAAACATTTAAACAATTCAGAGAGGGTTATATGGGCCCAGCAGTTACTCCAAAAAATTATGAACCTAAAGATACCATCATAAGAACTACGGATGTTAAAATGAAAAGTGCAGAAAAATTTAAAAAGGGAACTGGTTTTAATCTTAACATTCCTATAACTAAAAAGAAAACTGCAATTAAAACAGTATAAAATTTTTTATTTATTATGTCTGATACTGTATATCTTGGTAATCCCAATCTAAAGAAAGCGAATGTAAAAGTTGAATTTACTCAAGAAAATATTGAGGAGTTCATCAAGTGTAAGGATAATCCTGTCTATTTTGCAAAAAATTATATCAAGATTGTTTCTCTTGATGAGGGTCTAGTTAATTTTAATCTATATCCATTTCAAGAAAAATTAATTAAAAACTTTCATAACGAAAGATTTAACATCTGTAAGATGCCTCGACAGACTGGTAAGTCTACGACTGTAGTATCTTACTTGTTGCATTATGCTGTGTTTAATGATAATGTAAATATAGCAATACTTGCAAACAAGGCATCAACTGCTCGTGATCTTTTAGGTAGACTGCAACTTGCATATGAAAATCTACCTAAATGGATGCAACAAGGTGTTCTTGTTTGGAACAAAGGTTCTCTGGAGTTAGAAAATGGATCCAAAATTCTCGCTGCATCTACATCTGCATCTGCTGTCCGAGGTGGATCCTATAATGTCATCTTTCTTGACGAGTTCGCTTTTATCCCGAATCACATTGCTGACCAATTCTTTGCATCTGTTTATCCTACTATCTCTTCTGGTCAACGAACAAAAGTCATAGTTGTATCCACACCACATGGTATGAATCATTTTTACCGAATGTGGCATGATGCAGAAAGAGAGAAAAACGAATATGTGCCAACTGAAGTTCACTGGTCTGAAGTGCCAGGCAGAGACTTATATTGGAAAGAACAGACAATTGCAAACACATCAGAACAACAGTTTCGTGTTGAGTTTGAGTGTGAGTTTCTAGGATCTGTTGATACTCTAATTAGTTCTGCAAAATTAAAGTCATTAGTATATGATGAACCAATACAAAGTAATCGTGGATTAGATATCTATTTTGAACCAATCAAAAATCATGATTATGTGATTACAGTTGACGTGGCTCGTGGTGTGGGTATTGATTATTCTGCCTTTGTAATTACAGATATCACATCATTCCCACATAAGGTTATTGGTAAGTATAAGAATAATGAAATCAAACCAATGTTATTTCCCAGTATCATTGTAGATATTGCGAAGGCATACAACAATGCTTTTATTTTATGTGAGGTAAATGATATTGGAGACCAAGTTGCAAGTATCATTCAATATGACTTAGAGTATGATAATCTTTTACTATGTTCAATGAGAGGTCGTGCTGGTCAGATTGTAGGACAGGGATTCTCAGGTAAGAAAACACAACTTGGTGTGAAGATGTCCAAGACTGTAAAGAAGGTAGGATGTTCCAACTTAAAAACTTTGATTGAAGATGAAAAAGTAATATTCAATGATTACGATATCATATCTGAACTTACCACATTCATACAGAAACACAATTCATTTGAAGCAGAAGAAGGATGTAATGATGACTTAGCCATGTGCCTTGTCATATACGCATGGTTAGTTCAACAAGAATATTTTAAAGAGCTTACAGACCAAGATGTAAGAAAAAGAATATATGAAGACCAGAGAGATCAAATTGAACAAGACATGTCACCTTTTGGATTTATTGTTGATGGAACAGAGGATGAAAGCTTTGTTGACAAAGATGGAGATAGATGGTATGCTGATGAATATGGAGACCGTTCTTACATGTGGGATTACAGATAATGAAATATCATTTGTACGATGAAAACGAAAGACATCAAGGAAGATTTGATTCTGTGTATGAACTTAGGAGGTTTTTATGTGACAGAAAATATGATACAAATTGCGATAAAGATATAGGTTGTACATTTGATTATATTAAGTCTATTAAATGGTTTTTTGAAATTGAAGAATGAATATTGAAGACCAGTTTGGATTAGAACATTTACTTTTTGAACAAAGAAAATGTAAGATATGTGGTGAGATGAAAGAGTTAATAAATGATTTCTATAAAACTAGAAAAGATAGAGGAAATGTGCCATCAGCATATGCATATGAATGTAAAAGATGTTCAATTAAACGAGTATCTGAGGGAAGAAAAAAAAAAGAAAAGGTAGACATTTATCCTGATTGGTAGGGTTCACGTCATGTTTCCCCATTTAGAGAGGTAGCATTTCATAAATAAATTTAGTAAAACAACGTGGAACTTCGGAGAAAAACATGGCTGGCATAGGTTTAGTATCTCCAGGCGTTAAGGTTAGGGAAGTTGACCTTACGGTTGGTAGAATTGACTCCATAAGTGATCAGACAGGTGCAATAGTAGGCCCCTTTGAAAGAGGCCCTGTACTAGAACCTTTGCTTATTGAAAATGAGCAAGATTTGATTGATCTTTTTGGAAAACCATCACTTAATGATAGACAGTATGAATACTGGTATACCGCTTCAAACTATCTACAGTATGGTGGTGTATTAAGAGTCATTAGAGCAGACGGTGCAAATTTAAATAACGCAAACGTTGGAGGTATGCCTTCAACACATCCAACAGGTATTGGATCAACTTCAAGTCTTAAAATTAAATCTTTTGAAGATTATCAAAATAATTATGAAGATAATGTTTCATATAGATTAGCTGCAAGAAACCCAGGCAGTTATGCAAACGGAATGAAAGTTGCATACATTGACGGTGCTGCAGACCAACAACTTCATGTTACTCCTCATGTAGTAGCAAACATTAGTGTTGGTATGGGTGTTACACAACCTATCAGTGGAACAATTGTTGGCCCAGGCACAACATCAACCGCAGATGGATACGTTCAAGGTATTGTCACTGGTGTTGGTGCAAGTACAGTTGATGTTAAGGTTGTAAATCGTGTTTCTGCTGCTGGAACAATTTTCCCAGTGACATACACAGAAGACGGAATCTTCGCATTTACAACAGGAACAAAGACAAGTAATACATTACCTGGCCCTGGCGTTCTATTTTCAAGTAGTTCTTCAACCATTGCAGATCCTGATGCTGGTATTTCAACTTGTGCAACGATTTTCCAAGTTGATGATTGGTATGATAATCAGTTCATTCAATTAAAGAATGGTGCATTACAGTGGAAAGAGATTGCTGAGAAACCAGGCACAAGTGGGTACTCTGCTGCAAGAAATGGTTCAAATGATGAACTTCATATCGTTGTTATCGATGATAGTGGAAAAATATCTGGAGCAACAGGTGCGATTCTTGAGAAGTTTACATTCTTATCGAAGGCAGATGATGCGAAAAACTCTTTTGGAGATGCGATCTACTACAAAAATCATGTTTCTGAAAGATCTAATAATATCTTTATCGGAATTGCAACAGGAAACGGATCTATTGCATCTGGTATCATAACTGCATTTACTCCATCATCAACGTCAGATAATACTTGGAGTCAAGATGCACAGGATATTAACTTTAACTTTGTGGGAA